CCCAACTCATTAAACCTTGCGGCCGTCGCTGTTAAACTTTGTTGCTGTGCGGCGCTCATCATTGTAAAGTCTGAGACATTTTGAATGAGATCTTGAGTCGCCTTCGAGGCATCTTCTATAGAAACACCCATTTCGTTCATGGCTTTGTAGGTGCTCTCGATCTGATCAGTATATTGTTCGCCTAACTGAAAGGTTTTATTGAAATCAGATATCGCTTGATCCATGCCAAACATAGCTTCGATTGAAGTCTTCCATAATTTGCTCATCATGGATTCGATACCGATAAGAGTTTGCTTGTGGGCAACAGCTAAAAAGTTGCGATTCTCAGAGAGCGCAACCGCCTTATATAAAGCTTTATTTATGGCTATTTGAAAGCCGGTCTCGCCGCGAACCTCTTTATTAACTGCTTCACGGGCTGCAGCTATGCCTTTGGTTACTTTTAATTGTTCGGCTATTTTCTCTAACGTTCCACCAGCAGCATCATATAATTCTTTTTCTTGTTCAGTAAGCTTTTTCCCTTCAAAAACTTTATTGACTATAAGTTGTAAAATGTCTGCCTGTTGTTTCGCCTCGTATTCTAATATAGTACGATTTCGCTCGCGAATTGCATACCCCTTTTCAGATTCGGCATTGGCCGCCTTAAGGATATCAATTCTAGCTTGCTGCTTCTTTATATTGTGATCTAACTGAGCATTTTGATCTTCAAGAACGCCTAACCGCTCTTTGGCTAACTGGAGAAGTGCTTCCTCTTTGGTCGCGCCTTCTTCTATTAATTTGTTTAATCGTTCTCTCTCAGCTATATTTAATTTGGTTTCGTCAATAGCCACAAAGGTGCCCTCTTTTTCTAAAAATAATTAGTTAGAAGCAAAAAAAGACAAAGCTTTTAGCCCTGTCTTCCTCTGCCGCCTAAATCGGGAGGCAACTGTGGTTGGTTGTGCGCTGTCAAAGTTTGAGAGCGTCCTCCACCACGAGATGCTTTTTGCACCGCTTCAGACTCTTGTTCTAACTGTTTAACCAACCTATTGGTGAACCACTCTCTGAGTCCAATAGGTAGATTATAGGCTTCGGTGAATGACCAGCCTCCTGCATATTTCAGGAAGAAAAACTGCTCATACACGTGTTCCATATAATCATCGGTCAGGCCAAAAAAAGTCCGCCGTAAGCGGAACCTCCATTTCCTGATCATAATCACACTCGTTGCACTCGAAAGTCTGAGTAAGATCGATATTTGGCGTTGCTAATTTGTATGCAAGACGAAGATGACGCGCATCCATAGAAGGCATGTTCTCTACTGCATAATTAATTGATTGTTGGGTTGTGTCGCCATTAACGGCTATCACAATTTGCTTAAGTTGGCGAGTAATACTGTTCTCGCTTTGGCGCTTTTTACGCGCGTTTTCAACTTGCTTGAGAAGCACTCTCTCATCTGTGCCTGTCATCAAGCGGAAAGTCACTTCCACTTTCGTACGCGGCAATGTGGTCGTATATGTACCATCTTCATTGCGTGTGGCCTCTTCTGGAGTTATTTCATCTCCGTTATAAATGTTGGCGGAATTTAGATCAAAACTATACTCTTGATTTGCACCGCATGCGGGACAAGTAACTTTTGTTCTATACTCACTACCATAGCCAGACACGCGCGTTGCTATCAAAATAGCGTTACGATCTCCAACTAACAAAGAGTTGGGATCGATGCTCTTGTTGACGATAACACTGCTTAAAAGACGATCCAATGCAATTCCCTTTTTGAGTAGTGCGCGGGAAGTCAGAAGATCCTCTTCTTTTGCTGTCATTTGCTTGATTTCAAGCGTAGTTTGCCCGTGGAGCGGGTGCCCCTCGGGATAAAACTTGCCCTCGGAAGGCAAGTCGATAAATTCGGTAGGAACCACAAAGGAAAATCCACCCGAATTATCTTGCATTAGTGGCGCAGGGGGGTCAGTGTGTACCTGACGCGCTCCTGTGCGCTCTTTATTTCTAGCCAATATACACCTCGTTAATTAATTGTTTAGACGCTGAAGAAGTCGTTAGCGCCGGCATTCGCTGTGGTGACAGAGCCGTCAGTCGACGTTTGCAGTCTTGCCCAGTCATACTTAAGAGTTACGGACAACTCTGTGAGGTCATCCCCACCATATTCAAGATCTCCGTATTTAACCTCTGTAATCCATGAGTTCCAAAGGGTCCACTTCTCCAGGGTGTCGCCATTTCCATCAATAACAGAAACGATGACCGTGCCAAGAGCACCTGCAGCCTTAGCCTTGGTCATGCTGGCCAAGTCTGTCGAATCTGCAGGAGGCGAATAACCTGATAATACCACAATATCAGAAAGAGTTGCAGCCATATCTGGATTAACAGGATCCACTAATGTAATAGCAACGTCTTGCCAAGTCACCGAACCGGGATAGTAAAACGTATGGTTCAAATACTTGTGCTCTGCGGATGCAATTTGAAAAGAAGGCTTTGCGGCGGTCTTTGCGTACCAAAGCATGGCGCCTCCTTGTGCCGATTGAATTCCTTGGAACTCAACCGTAAATCTAAACTTCCTTTTAGGATCTTTCATGGTCGTGTCTTGACCAAAATTTTCTGACCAGAATGGCATAATGTGGAACTCCTGTATGTGTTCTAAATTTAATTAGTTAGAGTGGGGAAAAACTCCCCCACATCTTTTAGTCATCGAAAGACGCGCCGGTGGACATGACTACAAAGTCGATGGCAATGTACTCAATGGCCCGTGCGGGCTTAATCATGATCTTAGCGTACAAGACGTTCTGATCAATCAGATCCGGCGTAGTTGTGGACTCATCCAAGATGAGTTTATAATCAGTGATACCGAACTGCGTCTTCACGTTCGCCAAGAAAGGCTCGATGAGTCCGATGAATCGGTTCCATGTAGCTTGGACATTCTGCTCGAACAGAATCTGTGTCGAGAGGATGGAAATCTGCTTTTTAAGGTAGATGACCAGTCGACGGACATTGATTCTATCCAGCGCGGAACGTCGCTCTTGCAAGGTCTTCTGTCCGAAGACCACAATGCCGCTGGAGGGGAAAGAAGCAATCGGGTTAATTCGAGCTTCATAGAGAGTGTCGCGATCCTTCGAAGAAAGACGCTCTGTGACGTTGGTGACAGGAATTCCTGCAGCACCGTCAGTGAGTCCACCGCGATTGAAACCGGCTGGTGCGAACCAGACTGCGGTTTTACGCTCAGAACTCGCGAGAACGCCCATCATTGCGACAGAAGGCGGCACCCAAAGCAAGCGGCCAGTAGACTCATCGCGAGTCTGCACCCATGGATAGAAGGTGCAACCGTAGCTTGAATCGACGCGACGGGCTTTAAGGGCACTAGCTGCAGCAGTCGGTGTAGTACCAATTCTGCTAGACTTGTCTGCGTAATATTTCTCAGAGGATGGGATATAGACGCTTGCCAAGTCAATCAATGCCAGGGAGTCGGCGCGTTCTGCGCAGACATTGACCATGTGAGTAGTCAAGGCATCAGTGGTAAGACCCGGTGCAGTCAAGAGGTTCATATTAATGTACTCTGGATCAGCAACTGTGTCAATCGCGCGCTTATATGTGTAATAAGCGTAAGAGTTGTCTTCTGTTGCAGAAGCTCCCATGCCCTCGTTGTAGAAGGGGTCTGGCTTTGTAACGTCGACACCATCGAAACCACCCCAGAAAGGTGCGGTGAATCGGTTGTAACCAGCATCCAACAATGTGGTGTAAGTGTTCGTGCCTCGTGCAGAGGTACTGGTACCTCCCCGACGAGAGCCTGATGCATAAGTGTAAACTCCAGCAGCGGAAGCACTCACGTTGTCCATCGTGAAGATGTAAGAGAAGCCTTCGATTGCTCCCTTTGCTGTGCCTGATACGTTATACTCGCTTGTCGACACGTCGACTGGGACATTATTTGTAGTACCCAGGTCGATATACCACAATCTCTGTGGATCTGCGACACTGCGGTCAGGACGCGTAGAGGTGGCTGTTCGTGTGACTTCAAATCCGAAATATGCATTTGTTGGATCGGACAGCCCACCATCAGTTGCCTTGTTGCGCAAGCGAACAGACGGGAAGTGGAAAGAAGCTGTCAGTCCACCATGGACGGTATATGAAGCAGAGAGCAGACGCGAAGCAAAGGACGACACGGTGGGCGAGCCGGGAAGGGTCGCACCCAAGGTGAGGAAAGTGTGTGCCAACTGGGCCACGGATCCTGTTCCTGGGATATTAGCTGTGTCTCTCAACTTAGGAGGTCCGTAGTAACCAAATGGCAACAGAACGGGGTCCGTTGCTCCAGCCTCGACATCAGCATTCATCTCAATGCGGACAAACTTGGACTGATTGTCATAATCACCGTAGGTCTTGAGAACACGGTTTGTTGCATCCCAACGATCATACTTGTCACCGATCTTGCGTGCGACATAATCCGGGGAAGATGGGTCAAGAGTACAATTATCGAATCGCTCC